CCAACGAACCAAGCCCTAAATTAGAACAAGGAACGCATGCAGAGCACCATTTACAGCGCTGAAGACGAAACCGAACTGATGGCGCGGCTATGGTCGCCCCAGATCAAGGACAACCCGCTGGCGTTTGTGATGTATGTTTTTCCTTGGCAAGTCAAGGGCACACCGCTGGAGCACTTCCAAGGGCCACGCAAATGGCAACGCGAGGTGCTGCTGGACGTGGCCGAGCACATCAAACTGAATCAGGGCAAGCTGGACTTCGACGTATTGCAAGAGGCGATCTCGTCTGGCCGTGGTATTGGCAAGTCGGCACTGGTTAGTTGGTTGGTCATCTGGATGTTGTCCACGCGGATCGGCTCGACAACCATTGTGTCGGCCAACTCCGAGAGCCAGCTCAGGTCAATCACATGGGCCGAGATCACCAAGTGGCTGGCGATGGCGATCAACAGCCATTGGTTTGAGGTCAGCGCCACCAGAGTGATGCCCGCCAAGTGGCTGACTGAGTTGGTCGAGCGGGATTTGAAGAAAGGCACCAGGTACTGGGGCGTCGAGGGGCGGCTGTGGTCAGCGGAAAACCCCGACGCGTACGCTGGTGTGCACAATTTCGACGGTGTTTTGGTGATTTTTGACGAAGCATCGGGTATTGATGACTCAATTTGGGCGGTGACGGGCGGTTTTTTTACAGAAAACACGCCAAATCGCTTTTGGATGGCGTTTTCCAACCCGCGTCGCAATACGGGGTACTTTTACGAGGCTTTTCACTCAAAACGAGACTTCTGGCGCACAAAAGTGGTGGACGCGCGCACGGTCGAGGGCACCGACAAGGCGGTCTATCAGCGCATCATCGACGAATATGGGCCGGATTCGGCGCAGGCGCACGTCGAGGTGTACGGTCAATTCCCCAATGCGGGCGACGATCAGTTCATCGCGGCCAATGTGGTCGATGACGCCATGGCGAGGAAGAAATACCAAGACCAGTCAGCGCCCATTGTGATCGGGGTTGACCCCGCGCGGTTTGGTGCAGATGCAACGGTCATTGCGGTGCGGCAGGGTCGAGACATCGTGAAGATCATGCGCCACCGAGGCGACGACACCATGACGGTGGTGGGGCACGTGATCGAAGCGATCGAGGAATTTAAACCCACGCTGGTGGTGATCGACGAAGGTGGCCTGGGCGCTGGGATTGTGGATCGGTTGAAGGAACAGCGGTACAAGGTCAAGGGCGTGAACTTTGGGAATAAGGCGAAGAACCCGATCATGTACGGCAACATGCGCGCGCAGATGTGGGGCGACATGCGCGAATGGTTGAAAACGGCGAGCATTCCAAACGATAGGTTCTTGAAAACAGATTTGATTTCGCCTATGATGAAACCAGACTCTAAAGGGACGATTTTCTTGGAGTCGAAGAAAGACATGAAGGCGCGGGGGTTGGCCTCGCCTGACGCGGCAGACGCAATTGCTGTTACATTTGCGTTTCCTGTGGCGCATCGGGAGTACACTGAGCCCACACGCAAGGTATACTCTGGCCAAAGAGCCGTAGCAACTGGATGGATGGGCGCATGAAAAAGAACGTATCTTTGAGCGTTGGTCGAGGCGAGAAGCTCCCTGTATCTAAGGGCGCGGGCTTGACCGCCAAAGGGCGTGAGAAATACAACCGTGAAACGGGTTCTAATTTGAAAGCGCCAGCACCCAGTCCAAAAACCAAAGCAGATGAAGGGCGCAAAGCCAGTTTTTGTGCCCGCATGGAAGGTGTCGTCAAGCACGCCAAAGGCGATGCTGAACGCGCCAAGGCGTCACTCAAACGATGGAAGTGTTGATCATGGCTACCAAACCTGGACGCTATGCAAACATCGCAGCCAAACGCGAGCGTATCGCAGCGGGCTCTAAAGAGAAAATGCGCCAGCCAGGCGACAAAGGCGCGCCGACTGCCAAGGCGTTCAAAGAATCCGCTAAAACTGCGAGGAAAAAATAATGCCACTCGTTAAATCAAAATCTTCTGAAGCTTTCCGCAAAAACATCAAGGCGGAGGTCGCCGCCGGTAAGCCGGTCAAGCAGGCGGTAGCGATTGCATATTCTGTCAAGCGCGAAGCGCAAAAATCTACACCTAAGAAAAAATAATGGCTGATTACACAGGCATCGCCGCAGCCGGTGCTGTGGCCAACGGAGGCGACAAGAAGACTGAGTCTAGTATTCTGTCCACCGCCCGCACTCGCCTCAACATGGCGATTGCCGCTTTGTCTGAGAGTCGTGAAGACGAGATTGACGACCTGAAGTTTTACGCTGGTTCGCCCGACAACCATTGGCAGTGGCCTGCCGACGTGTTGGCCACCCGTGGTGCCGTGCAAGGTCAAACGATCAATGCGCGGCCAACGCTTACCATCAACAAGCTACCCCAACATGTACGACAAGTCACCAACGACCAAAGGCAGAACCGCCCAAGTGGCAAGGTTATTCCAGCCAATGACGACGCCGATGTCGAAGTCGCCGAAATCTTCAACGGCATGGTCAGACACATCGAATACATCAGCGATGCTGACGTCGCGTACGATACGGCGTGTGAAAACCAAGTCTCCTACGGCGAAGGCTACATCCGAATTTTGACTGAATACTGCGACGAGAAAACATTCGACCAAGATTTGAAAATTGGTCGTATCCGCAACTCATTCAGCGTCTACATGGATCCAATGATCCAAGACCCGACTGGCGCAGATGCCAAGTGGTGTTTGATCACTGAAGACATTCCCAAAGACGAATACGCTCGCACATACCCCAACTCTGCGCCCATCACCACCTTGCAGTCGCTTGGTGTGGGGGATCAGAATTTGAGCCAGTGGCTGACTGAAGACACTGTGCGCGTGGCTGACTACTACTACCTTGACTACACCAAGGAAAAGCTGAACTTGTACCCAGGAAACGTGACCGCATTTGAAGGCACCCCAGAGGACAAACAACTGAAAGAAATATATGGCAAACCTAAAAGATCTCGCGAATCTGATCGTGTCCAAGTTAAATACTGCAAGATCAACGGTTACGAAATTCTTGAAGAACGCGATTGGGCGGGTAAGTGGATCCCAGTAGTCCGGATTGTCGGCAATGAGTTTGAAGTCGATGGTCGCTTGTATGTGTCGGGTCTTGTGCGTAACGCCAAAGATGCCCAGCGCATGTACAACTACTGGGTAAGCCAAGAAGCAGAGATGCTGGCCTTGGCGCCAAAAGCGCCGTTCATTGGCTATGGTGGCCAGTTTGAAGGTTATGAGAACCAGTGGAAGACCGCCAACACGACCAACTGGCCGTATTTAGAAGTCAACCCAGACGTCACAGACGGCCAAGGCGCGGTGCTACCGTTGCCCCAGCGGGCGCAGCCACCGATGGCTTCCAGCGGTCTGTTGCAGGCCAAAGCTGGTGCATCTGAGGACATCAAAGCGTCTACTGGCCAATACAACGCATCTTTGGGTATGTCGTCCAACGAACGCAGCGGTAAAGCCATTTTGGCTCGCCAGCGCGAGGGCGATGTGGGCACTTACCACTACGGTGACAACTTGGCCCGTGGTGTGCGGCATATCGTGCGTCAGTTGGTGGACTTGATTCCCAAGATTTACGACACCCAGCGTGTGGCTCGCATCATTGGCATGGACGGCGAAACCAAGATGGTCAAGTTAAACCCTGACCAGCCTGAAGCAGTTCGCAAGATCACCGACCCAAACAACCCCAACATTGTTATTGACAAGATTTACAACCCCAATGTCGGCAAGTACGACGTGGTTGTTGCCACCGGCCCAGGCTACGCAACCAAGCGCCAAGAAGCCTTGGAAGCCATGGCCCAACTGTTGCAGGGCAACCCACAATTGTGGGCGGTGGCTGGTGATTTGTTCGTGAAAAACATGGACTGGCCAGGTGCCCAAGAGATGGCCAAGCGGTTTGCCAAGACCATTGATCCCAAGCTCATGGAAGACGGCGACAAGCCGCCTGAATTGCAGGCCGCCGAGCAACAAATCCAAGCCATGGGCCAAGAGCTTGATCAACTGCATCAAATGCTCAACAATGTCGGCAAATCCATCGAAGCGCAAGACATGCAACGTAAAGATTTTGAGGCACAAGTTAAGGCATACCAAGCTGAAACACAACGAATTTCCGCCATTCAAGCCAGCATGTCGCCCGAACAGATTCAAGACATCGTGCTGGGCACCGTGCATGGCATGATCACCTCTGGCGATCTGGTGGCTGAAATGCCTGGCCGAGACATTGATACCGGCCCTGAAATGCCGCAAGAACAACAAGAAATGCCACCACCGCAACCGCCTATGGGCGCGATGCCACCAGAAGGAATGCCACAATGATGTACAAGGCCGCTGATTTTGTAGGAATGCTGTTTTTGGCCAGAGATGTGGCCCATTCAGTGCATCTGAACACCCGTAGCTACTCCAAACACGTCGCGCTCAATACGTTTTACGACAGCATTATTGACCTTGCAGACGCGTTTGCAGAAGCCTACCAAGGCCGTCATGGTCTGATGGGGCCGATCACTTTGCACTCTGCCACCAAGACATCCAACATCATTGATTTCTTGCAAAGCCAATTAGACGACATTGAAAAATGCCGCTACGAAGTGGTGGACAAATCTGACTCATCGCTTCAGCAACTCATCGACAATATTGTTGAGTTGTACCTCACCACTCTGTACAAACTCCGCTTTTTGGCATAAGGATTCATCATGGCAAATTACACCCAGATCACAGCAACCGCCAACGTCAAACCGATGGCGGGCAAGCTTAAAGGTATTTTTGTCAGCGCGGCATCGTCCACGCCGACCATCACAGTTTATGACTCCGCTGCCGCTACCACAACCAAGACTGTCTTGAGTGTGTTCACACCCGCTGCGGCCACATCCTATGTCTTTCCTCTTGACGGCATCTACGTCAATGATGGACTTTATGTGGTGATTTCGGGTACAGTATCAGCAACGATCATTTACGAATAATCCAAAACCCGTACTGGTGCGGCTCACCAGGGAATCTTAGGATTCAAAAATGACTGAAGAAGTCCAACAACCCTTAGCGGAAGTAGACTCCGCGCCAGCACCGGAAGTGACGGCCACTCCTGATGCAACAGTAAATGCGCCGGAAGTCGCTGAAGAAGCAAAAGAGCCTTCACGGGTTTTTACCCAAGAAGAACTCGATGCAGCAATCGGCAAAAGGCTTGCAAGAGAACAACGTAAGTGGGAAAGAGAGCAGGCTCAACGTCAAGCGGAAGCCCAAACGCTGAGAGCGCCAGCCGCGATCCCGCCGGTCGATCAGTTTGAGAGCCCTGAAGCTTATGCAGACGCATTGGCATATCAGAAAGCTGAAGAACTGTTAGCCCAGCGAGAACGAGCCAGGCAGCAATCTGCAATTCTTGAGTCCTATCACGAAAAGGAAGAAGAAGCTCGGAGCAAGTACGATGACTTTGAACAAGTTGCGTACAACCCAAAACTTCCAATCACAGACGTGATGGCTGAGTCGATCCGAGCCTCGGACATCGGCCCTGAAGTAGCTTACTACCTCGGTGCCAACCCCAAGGAAGCGGAACGAATCTCTCGTCTTGCGCCTATCATGCAGGCCAAAGAAATTGGAAGGATTGAGGCCAAAATGGCCAATGATCCTCCCGTGAAACGAACCACGTCTGCGCCAGCACCGATTTCGCCTGTCACTGCTCGCTCCTCTGGGGGCCCAGCTTATGACACTACTGATCCACGGTCTACCAAGACCATGACGGATTCGCAGTGGATTGAAGCTGAAAGAGCAAGACAGATAAAGAAGTTGCAAGCGCAAGCCAACCGCTAAACAATTTTTGAAGGATTTTTTCCATGTCTAATAGTATCTTAACGATCGACATGATCACCCGCAAAGCTCTCGAAATTCTCGAGAACAACCTGGTGCTCACCCGTAACGTGAACCGTCAGTACGACGACAGCTTCGCTGTTGAAGGTGCCAAGATTGGTTCTACACTGCGTATTCGTTTACCCGACCGCGCTCTGGTAACTGACGGTGCCGCCTTGCAAGTTCAAGACGACAACGAACAGTTCACCACTTTGACTGTTGCTTCACAAAAGCACATCGGCGTGAACTTCACATCTGCTGAATTGACCATGCAATTGGACGACTTTGCAGAGCGTGTGTTGAAGCCTCGTATCAGCCAATTGGCTTCCAGCATTGATGCTGACGTTGCCAATGCTTACAAAACCATCGGTAACTCTGTTGGTACACCTGGCACCACTCCTTCTACTTCTTTGGTCTTGTTGCAAGCCCAGCAGAAACTGAACGAAAACGCTGCCGTGATGTCTCCACGTTACGCTACCGTCAACCCTGCCGCTAACGCTGGCTTGGTTGAAGGCATGAAAGGTCTGTTCAACCCCACCGACACCATCAGCAAGCAGTTCAAGAACGGCATGATGGGCACTGGCGTGTTGGGCTTTGACGAAGTCAACATGTCTCAGTCAATCAAGCAACACACCACCGGCACACGCGCCGCCACTGGCAACACCACTGGCGCTGCTGTGACTTCCGAAGGTTCTTCTACTCTGACATTGACTGTCGGCTCTGGTGAAACCATCGCTGTTGGTGACGTGTTCACAATCGCTGATGTCTACGCTGTGAATCCACAAACCCGTGAATCCACTGGTTCGTTGTTCCAGTTCGTGGCCTTGGCTTCTTCAACCAGCACCACAACCGCTACTGTGACTGTGGCACCTATGTACTCGGCCAGCCATGCTTTGGCAACTATGACTTCACTGCCTGCTAACAGCAAGGCCGTGGTGTTCGTAGGCGCTGCTTCTAGCCAGTACGCTCAAAACTTGGTGTACCACAAAGATGCGATCACATTTGCGACCGCCGACTTGTTGTTGCCTCAAGGCGTCGATATGGCTGCTCGCGCAGTCCATAACGGTATCAGCTTGCGCGTTGTTCGTCAGTACGACATCAACAACGACCGTATGCCTTGCCGTATTGACGTTCTGTATGGCTACAGCACAATCCGTCCACAGATGGGTTGCCGCATTTGGGGCTAAATTGAAATGGGGCTTTGGCCCCCTTTCATTGTTCAATTTTTTTAAAGGAATTTCATCATGGCATTACCTAATGGCGCAGGCGGTTACCAAGTTGGTGACGGCAATCTGACAGAAGCTCAACTTACAGTACAAACAATCCCCACTACTTTGACTGGCGACACAACTTTGACCGCCGCTCAAGTTGCGGTTGGTTTGGTTGTTTGCCAAAAAGCTTCGGACGCTACATTGACAGTGACTCTGCCTACCGCAGCGTTGCTTGATGCAGCTATCCCAAGTGCAAAAGTTGGTTCAGCTTTTAACTTGACTATCTGCAACAACAACAATACAGGCGCATCGTCTACCGTTCCAATCACAACTGGTACCGGCATCACGATCTATGGCTCTGTTACCGTCCCACGTTTCGGTGCGTACACATACCGTTTTGTGAAGACTGGCGACGCAGCTTACTCTGCATTTTTGATGTAAACCTGACTGGGGGCTTCGGCCCCCTTTCTTAAAGGAACGAACATGTCAAATACCAAACCAATCGGCGTTGCTTTTACAGACCAAGACATCATCGGCTCACAGTATGTGTTGTCCGGCGAACAATTGGGCTATACAACTGACGCTCAAGGTACTGTGACGCAAGCCACAAGCAAATCCACCGGCGTGACCTTAAACAAGTCTGCTGGCCAAATCACAATGAACAATGCGGCTTTGGGAGCTACCACCAACGTGACATTCACGTTGACTAACTCTTTCATTTCTGCAAACGACATTTTGATTTTGAATGTGGGCTCTGGCGCAACTGCTGGCGCTTACAACTGTTGGGTGTCGGGCCTGAGCGCAGGCGCGGCAACCATCACAGTTCGCAACATTTCTGCTGGTTCGCTGTCAGAAGCTGTTGTGATCAACTTTGCATTGATTCACAATCAATAAACCAACCCAAGGGGCCTAAACAGCCCCTTTTCAAATTATGCCCATTATCTACATGTCTCATCCGATCCACGGTGCCAAAGTTGCAAACATGGAGCTTGAAGCAGAAGAAGATGAAAAAAATGGTTGGGTGCGCTATACTTTAGACACGCCTGTTGAGGCGGCTCCTGTCGTCAACGAACTGGAAGTTAAACGTCGTCGTAGCCGACCAACTGGGGCGGTCGAACAAGGAGCATAAACATGGCCATCTACACTGCTGGCGATCAAATCAATAGAGCATTACGATTGCTTGGTGTGTTGGCTGAAGGTGAAACACCTTCTGCGTCCGTGTCCCAAGACGCCTTGATGGCATTGAATCAGATGATTGATTCATGGAACACCGAACGCCTGTCAGTTTTTAGCACCCAAGACCAAATTTTTACTTGGCCTTCGGGTGAAATTAGCCGAACACTAGGCCCATCCGGTAATTTTGTCGGCAACCGTCCTGTGTTGTTGGACGATGCCACCTATTACCGCGATCCAGGCACCAACGTGTCTTTTGGCATCAAATTTATCAACCAACAACAGTACGACGGCATTGCGGTCAAAACTGTGACTTCCACGTATCCACAGGTCATTTTTGTCAATATGACCTATCCTGACATTGAAATGTACATCTACCCAAGGCCCACACGGGACTTGGAATGGCACTTTATTTCAGTGGAAGAACTGACGCAGCCTGCTACTTTGGTGACCGATATTTTGTTCCCACCAGGCTATTTGCGAGCGTTCACCTACAACTTGGCAATGGAATTTGCGCCAGAGTTTGGCGTTGAGCCAAGCCCGCAAGTGCAACGCATCGCCATGACCAGCAAACGCAACCTGAAGCGCATCAACAACCCTGACGACGTGATGTCGATGCCTTACGCCATTGTGGCCACACGCCAGCGGTTTAACATCTACGCTGGGAATTACTGATGAAGACGCCGATTCTTGGGTCGGCCTATGTTGCTCGCAGTATCAACGCTGCGGACAACCGCATGGTCAACCTGTTTCCAGAAGTCATCCCCGAAGGCGGCAAAGAGGCAGGGTTTCTTAACCGTGCCCCAGGACTTAACTTTCTGCAAACCGTAGGCACTGGCCCGATCCGCGCGTTGTGGGCGCACCAAACAAATGGCAGCGACTTTTATGTGGTGTCTGGCCAAGAAGTCTACAAACTAACTGGTTTGACGGCCACACCGCAGTTGCTTGGCACTGTGTCGGGCACTGGCCCCGTGTCAATTGCTGACAACGGCACTCAGATCTTCTTTGCCTGCAATCCTGACGGTTACATCTACAACGAAACCACCGGCGTGTTCGCCCAGATCACCGACCCTGATTTTGCTGGCGCGGTGACAGTTGCATATCTTGACGGCTACTTTGTCTTCAACCAGCCCAACAGCCAGATCATTTGGGTGTCGCAGTTGCTGGATGGAACATCAGTTGATCCGCTGGACTTTGCAAGTGCTGAAGGCTCACCTGATGGCGTGGTGGGTCTGATCTCCGATCACCGCGAGCTGTGGGTGTTTGGCACCGATTCGGTCGAAGTCTGGTACGACGCTGGGCTAGCTGATTTTCCTTTGCAGCGCATTCAAGGTGCTTTTAACGAGATTGGTTGCGTGTCGGCGTACACAATCGCCAAAATGGACAATGGCCTGTTCTGGTTGGGCACTGACGCCCGTGGCCAAGGTATTGTCTACAGGGCAAATGGCTACACTGGCATTCGTATTTCCACCCATGCGGTTGAGTACGCTATCGCCCAATACGGCAACATTTCTGACGCTATTGCGTACACCTATCAGCAAGAAGGCCATTCGTTTTACGTGCTGACATTTCCAAGCGGCAACGCAACATGGGTTTATGATGTGGCTACTCAAGCCTGGCATGAACGGGCAGGGTGGAACAACGGCGAATTTATGCGGCACCGCAGCAATTGCCAATGCAATTTTGGCGGCAACATCATTGTCGGCGATTTTGAAAATGGCAACATTTACACGTTTGACTTGGACATCTACGCTGACAATGGCGGCGTCCAGAAGTGGTTGCGCTCATGGCGGGCGCTGCCAACCGGCACAAACAACCTCAAACGCACGGCGCACCACAGTTTGCAATTAGACTGTGAAGCAGGCGTTGGTTTGAATACTGGCCAAGGTTCTGATCCTGCGGTTATGTTGCGTTGGTCAGACGACGGCGGTCACACTTGGTCAAATGAGCATTGGTCACCGCTTGGCAAAATTGGTGTTTATGGCCAACGAACCTTCTGGCGTCGGCTGGGCATGACACTCAAGCTGCGCGACCGCGTGTACGAGCTTTCAGGTACTGACCCCAACAAAATCGCCATCA